AACCAGATTGTGAGCCAAGGACATAAGACATGATTCCGTCATAGTTGTATGCAGAAGCGGTTGTGTCTGTTGCGCCTGTTGGCTGATTTCCTGTTGATGGAACTGTGCCTGAAATTACGAAGGTGTTTACTGTTGCGGAAGCAGCAGGTGTTGAACCCTTGAAGTAGGCAGTTGTAGCAACCGAGGAGGTGTTAGAGAGGTAGATGTTGTATTGAACGGCACCGACTACAGGTGTGATCTTAACATCAATGACATTGCCTGATGTGGTTGTGATTGTTCCGATATAGAAAGGAACAGACTCGCCGATACCAGATGAAGCAGTAACCCATACATAGTAAGCGGTTGCTGCAAGTGCGGTTTCGCCTGCTACTGCTGTGCGCTGTGAAAGTGTTGCAGCGGTGACAGGTCCGAGCGCGCCTTGGTAGGATGATGCGGTTCCGCGAGCATAGAGGAACAACTTCTCTTCAGAAATCATTGAAGAATAGAGAGCAGTCTCAGATGAGAGAGCCAGCAAATCTTCGTATCCATAGCCAGAGTATTGAGCATCGAAGGTTACTGCATCAGACAGAGAGTTCGAGACATACGGGAAATCTTTATCTGTTGCGTTGTAAGCGATCTGTGGTCCACGATTAAGCCAGAGAGAGTTAGCAGAACCAGTATTTGCGAAGTTGTTCTGTGTTGCCTCACCGATACCAGGGTTTACGAATGCAAGAGCAGAGGTAATGGCGTTGGTGTAGGAGTTGATCTTCTTAATACGGGCGGTTGCGCCGACACCCTTTGTGCGAGGGAGCTTGTTGCGAAGAGGTGTTGGGCGAGGTACAAGTACCTTTGCAGGGGCTTGGAGGTCATAAGCAACGAATCCGCTTGAAAGTGGAACGGTGGTTGTGATTTCTTTACCAATGAAGTCAGACTGTGAAGCAAGTGCGGTTTGAAGCGCAGCCATAGCATCAGGTGAGAGTGACTTGTTTGTCATAAGTGAAGTGAGTTGATCTACTGTTGAAGCAGCCTTCTCGAACTTGACCTCGCTACCTGCTTCGATGTAGGTAGTAATGCGGTCATCGGTTGAGTGGTTGGCAATAGACTTCTTGATTTCACTCTTAAAGATTTCGTACGATTGAACGGCTTCGGCTGGGGATTGTCCAGCGAAAGCCTCTTGGAGATTGAGTTTAGACATTTGTTTCCTGTTCGTTTAGAGGAGTAATACCGGCAGCCTTGAAATGCTTCTCGGACAGTTCGCGGTATCCCTTTGCTGTAAATGGGTCTGTTGCTGCGTCGGCTTTTTGCTTGTAATCCCACGCCTTAAACAGATCGTCACTTTGTGTTTCTGGTTTTGGAGCAGTCGCGGTGCGCTTTGGTCCACCCGCAACAGCCTTATTCAGCGCCTCTGCTAACTCAGTCTCTAGTTTCGCTGCCTTTTCTTTAACCGACTCGTTTTCGGCTCTCAGATCAGCAACCTCTTTTTCAAGGTCTGTGGTAGCACTCTTGGCTTCTTCCGATTCCTCGGAAATCTCTTCAACTGCGGGGGTTTCTGCGGTCTCTTCGACGACAGGTGTTTCCTCGGCAGGTGCTTCTACGGCAGGAGGGACATCCGTCTCATCTGCTTTTACTACTTCGGCAGATGCCGACTTATCTGTTTCCATTGTTTCTCCTTGTTGTAGGGATTCCACCCACTCTTCAAATTCTTGTTGCCAAATCCAGTTTGTGAGGCAGGAAAGGGCTTGAACAATTTGCTCAAGTGAGTAAGTGTCATTTTTGTCATCGGATGCTTCACTTGCGGCATCGGAGACGAGTTGTGAAATTGCACGACGAGCGACCTCTGCGGTATCAGCATCGAACTTAGTTACATCAGCGTCAATAGACTTTAAGACCTCAATAGCCTTGGTGATGTTCCAGTCCTCGGGAAGTTGATCTACGGCGTTAAGGGCCCGGGCGCGACGGATAATGTGCTTCTTGACTGCTGACGGGTTCTTTGCGCGACCAAATGCTTGAATAGCGTTCTTGAGGTCTGCGACATTAGCGATTGGGTAAGAACCGTCTGGCATAGCTGCGCCACGATCTGCCAAGCGCTTGCGCTCTTCATCAGAGACTTCGCGCTTAAAGATTTCAGTAGGTAGCGGAGCCTTAAATTCTTTGTATTCCTCAACGGCAGTTAAATCGCCATTAAGCGCCTTTGCGATAGTCAGTTTTGCATTGGGATTTGCGGGGCGATCAACGAGTGAAACCTCGATAATCTCTCCACCGATAATCCGACCATTCTTAGCGATGTTATCTTTGATAACGCGAGCGCCCTTAATGCCGATTGAGAAACCCTTGAGTACGCCAGCATCAACTTTCTTAACAGAGTTAGGGTCAATAACGCGAGCGCGGATGTAATGTCCATCTGCCTTTTGCTCATATTCGGTTGCGACACCTGCCGCGATTGCAGAGTGTTGTTCGCGGATGTTGCCCCATTCCATCCACTTAGGCATGGCGGTCTTGAGCCAGTTGTCATCGCAAATCTGCGAATCCATATCTACCGAGTCATCAGTAGCTTTGCCATAAACCATGAGAGAGCCATCTTCTTGCTTCTCTGATTTTGTGATAGCGAAGAAGGAGTTAAGTTGTTCGTCCATTAGTTGCCTGCCGTCCAGATGTAGGAGATTGATGTGCTAGATGCTGAAGCGATGACATTAAGAGGAGTGTTCGCCGTAACCTCAAACGTATCCTTGCTATTTGCGGCAATAGGAAAACCTTGGGTAACGCCAGAACTTGTTACGGTTCCATCTCCAACATAGATAGTTGCGCTACCGCTGTTATTAGAGATTTTGAGTAGGGCGCGTTTCCAACCAGCGGGTGCGGTTAGTTGATATGCGCTCGTCCCTATCGTTATGGTGCCATGATTAAGGGGTGCGGTCATTGTTTCTCCTATTGGTCAGTGGGGAAAAAGGGTGCGATGTCGCACATACAGTTTGGATGGACTGGAGGCTCGCCGGAAGGCCATGAATCGTTAATGTCTATTGGTGAGGCGGCGAGATTGTCTAAACACTCATCATCTGGGTCTGCGACTAAATACTCCAACATGGGGACATTGGATTCTTGATAGAGGGCGTAGTTGGATTGAACCATCGCTCTTGACATTTCGGTTTGCGCGATAACCAAAGCCTGATTAGGGTCGTCAATGACTTTATCCACCAAAATCGAAACTTCTTTAGGTGTTATCCCTTGCGCTAAAGCATCTCCCAAAACTGTGCCAATTCTTGATAACTTGGTATCGGTCACGCCTTGGATTGTTAAGCCTCTAGCATCTAGGAGTTTTTGAAGTCCTTGCGGTGGTTGTAAGAGTGCGGCGGCGGATTTATTGCCGGGCTTCCATGTGGACCAATCAACAACACTTACGGCGGTAATAGCCTTATGGACTCTTGCCCGTTCTAACGCCCATTTACCAGTAGCCTGACCCAATACCCAGCCGTCAGCGTATAAAGGTCTGAGAGAGGCGATTAAGGCCGTTTTAGAGGGTGTTATAAAGGTCTTTGCCCATTGTCTTGCTTGATCGTTAGTGATTTTAGAGTCTTTGGTGTGGGAGTGGAAAAATCTCTCAACGATGTCGCCAGAATCGAAGGCGCTCTTAAATCCCTTGCGGATAGCCGAGGCGTGTTGCGCGCCAATTCTTAAAGCAACTCCATGTATCTCGCTGTTCATTTTCCTAGATAGCGATTAGCGAACCAGATAGCCCCATCTACATCTTTCTCCTCAATGAATTTATTAAGGCGCTCGGCGTAGGTGTGGTCTAGGTGTTCAAAGTTAAATGGGCGAGTTGGAATGTCGCGGGAAGCCCAGCGGATGAATTTGGCGACCTCTTGCTGATCGGCTGGCTTTTCATTAGCTTGCTGAGGTTGCTCGTTTTGCTGAGTCTCATCAACTTTGCCATTTTCATCTAGTGAAGTGCCAGCAGTGGTTAAACCGTCGGGACCGAATAGAAATACAGATTGACCCGCCACCAAAATAGGCATATCTGCCTCCGGGGAGTCAAGTAATGGAAGTCCAAGATCAGCGCGACCCTCATTAAGAGTCTTGGTTCCATTGCGACGGCGAACATCGTCCCTATCGGCAGAATCTTTATTGTTGTTAGATTCAGATGGGGCGAGTCTAAACTCTAACTCTCTTGGCATACCTAACCAGCGATAAGAGAGCATTGAAATCTGTTGAGATAACCAACGAGCGGTAGGAATGACTCCAATTGCCTCTGCGGATTCTGATTCGCCCTTTTGATGACCTGAGCCACCAAGTCCAGCCTTAGCCGAGTATCCGAGTTCTGTAGGAAGTACGCCAAAGTTTCCAGTAATGCCCGTGATAAGAAAATCATCAAGCCCGGGATTAAACTTCTCAGCATAACCAGCCTCAAATTGAAGTTTCCCGCCAGGCAGAATAAATCGTGCGCGGTTACGTTGCGCTAACTGTCCCGCTAAATCATCGTTATAAATGTTTTCGTAAAACTTTAGATTTTCTGGGGTGATCTGCATTGACTCTGGAAGTTCCACCCATGACTTAGGCATTACTCCATCGGTGAATTCACCGCGTAGCCATTGCTGACGAAGAAGATAAATGCTTGCTAGTTGTAGCGATCTTTCGGTAGGTGAGTAGCCCCAAATAGAGTTAGCGCGACGATTTCTCACCAGGTAGGCAAGTTCATCGGCTCTAAATGTTCCATCTGCCGCCTCTTCATCGCTACCTGCTACAAATTCAGTACGAGGAAATCCGTAGAGAATCTGTTGGTAGGCAGGACCGTACTCTGGCTCTGGGCGCATACCGCGATCGTCAATAAGAGGCTTAATTGTTGCGCCGTCAATAATCTGTAATCCGCGAATTTTTCCGCCCACGGTTTGTTGAGGGAAAATCGCCAAAGCATCAAGAACATCCATCTCCTCGATAGCCATTGAGAGCCAGTCGGTGAAGTTAAGTCCGTTGGCTGGGTCTGGGGTTTCCCAAAATGAACGAAGGCGTGCTATTTCTGGCGCGAAAGATTCTCTTGCCTTAACCATTGCTTGAAGGTGATTTCCACCCGATTCGGCGATGATTCTCTCACTAGCTGAGTCTGATAGAACGATGTCCCAATCTAGCCCCGTGAGTTTTGCCTTACGCACTTCAATACAGCGACGAATAATGTCAATCTGATCGGCGGCGGTTCTTAGCGTGGTAAAGGGTACAAGTTTGGTCGGAAGTAATTTAATGTTCTCGGCAACATCGAACTCATACTTACGAGGCTGAGGACGACCACCTTGTGTTGGCGGGTTGATTGCATTGGGATTAAGAGGATTGCCAGAAGGGAAAGGATTGCTGGCGAATAATGGTGAGCGATCTAATGGCGCGACATTGTAAACAGATTGCGTAGAACTCTGCATAAGAGCAGGATTTACGGGTGTGGCAATAGGCGAGATGTTTAAGTTCTTAGAGATTTCCCCCGCAAGCGCGGTGATGATTCTATCTCTCAAGCCCATTGCTTCTCCTTATAGTTGATACCAACCTTTATCCCATAGGGTTAAAAGTCTTTCAAAGTACGCTTCGTATTGCTTCCCGATTACATCTAGTGAATAGCGAGATTTTGAGTATTCGCTAATTGCTTTGCGGTCTAGGGTTTTGACATCCTCGGCGGCTTGCATGAATTCTTTAAGTGTGCGACATCTAAATCCCGTAACGCCGTGAGGGTTATTCTCAACGAATGCTCCCCAATCGGTTGTGATGGTGGGGGTGCCACAGGCTTGCGATTCGATTACGACATTGCCAAAAGGTTCGATGTACAGAGTCGGCGCAAAAGTTGCTGTTGCGTTGCCCATTAATTCGGCGCGTTCTTGAGGATTTACTGACCCGACAAACTCACCATATCCTTCACCCGTTCCGGGCCCTGCAAGGATTAACCTCTTACCCAATCTCTCGCAAACATCTTGCGCGATCTTGTAGCCCTTGCGGTCAATAATCCTGCCGATGAATAAGTAATAATCGCCTTTACCTTCGCCCAATGGAAACCAATCGGGTTCAAAGTATCCAGGTATTACAGCGTCATAAAAGTTGCCATCTACCGTTGTAGGGTTTTTGTATGCGGCATAAATAGAGTGCATCCACGCATACGATTCGAATACTCGGTGATTAGCAAACACTCCACCATAACCCACCCCAAATTCTACGGTGAGATTATTAGGAAATGAGCGCGCTATGTCTTGTTGAGTTGCCCCACCAATAGCGCAGATGAAGTCTTGCGGTTGAATTCGCTTTGACATTTCAGCGATTATCGTTGTGTTGAAAATCTGCCAATGTCTTTGTGAAATGTCAAAACTTGCCGAGGTATAGTGATTATCTCCTACGGCTTTTGCGCGTTCTTTTTCTGAAATGCAAGTGATTAACTCTGTTACTGGCGCGGTAGTGGTTTCGCCGGCGTATAAATAAACTTCGTGACCTAAATCGGTCATCATGATGCAAAACCGTCTTACCTTTTCGGTGAAGGCACATCCTGCAAAATCTGGGGTAACTTGGGTATGGGGTAAAGATAGGACATGAAATCTCATGCCCACATCTTATTGCACGAAAGCGTTATATGCCTGAACTTCCGATACATCAACAACATCGCCATTGAAATTATGATCCTAGTTGTATGGCGGATTAAAAACTGTCGGCATCATTAGTTGGCTCCATAGAGATAGATGCTTCCGCCATTAAATGTGCTGGAAGCAATTGAGAAATTGTCTGAGATGTTGGATAAGCCGTGGTTGCATCTTCAATCCAACGATCTGCGGTAAAGGCATTTTGGCTTGGACTAAAAGATGTACCGCGTTGCCAAATGCCAAAGTCACCATTGATGATCTTGTTCTTACCAGCCACAAACGGCGCTACTGCCCCACCCGTATTCTGCTCTACTGTTGAGGTTAATTGTGCGCGTGACATTAGTTACCTGCCTGTGGTGTTGTTGAAGTGGATAACTCGGATGGGAGTGTTTGATTTGCCGCAATTTGAGCATCGTAAATGGCTTTGGTCATTGAGGTAAATGAGCCGTCACCGTTATCAGTAACAACATAATCAACCATTGTTACCCCATCGGCTGAAAGCATTTGGATAATAGAATTTGTCATAGTTCAGCCACCACTTCTACATAAGCCGTTGTGGAATTATTTGCACCTAAATCATAGTAAGCATTAGCAGTTAATCCGCTTGAAGTAATAACCAAACCAACTGTTTGTTCATTTGTTCCAGTTGATAAAACACCCATAGCAGATATGTTGTAACGAGAATCATTTAATCCGTGAAGCGCAACTGTTCCACCGTAAGAAGTAGCAGTTGGTGGCACTCTAAGCGGAACGGGAAGTGTTTTGTAAATATAAGCAGTTGTTGTGCTTCCATTTGCAGTACCGCCAATAAAGCCAAAAGAACAATACTGATTTGATGAATTTGCGGAAATGCGTTGGTAGTACCTCTGACACAACGCCAACTCTCCCCCGATACTTCCACCAGCGCGAGAGAAGGTGGTAGCGGTTGAGCCAAGTTCTAGTTGTACTTGCCCGACATAGACAATTACGCCGTTGGCTACTGTTGAGGTTGTAGTGACTTGGAGAAGTAAAGATTTAGCCGTTGATGGGACTGAGAAGGTTCCAGTCATTTTAGTAAATGAACCAGATACCGCAGTTGCGGTTCCACCAGATATGGGTGCGCCTACTGTTGTCCAACTTCCAGAAGCAGGGTTATCAACCGAAGTTGAATAATAAAGTTGAATTGTCATACCCGTTGAAACAGAAGCCTGAACCTGAGCAGAAGCGGTAACTGTTTGGTTGGCGAATTGTAAAGAGTTAAGTGTTTCAATCGCCTGCGAGATGTTCATGCTAGCCGTAGCACCCGCAGTCATCTTAAAGCAATACTTGGAACCTGCTGGAATGGTAGTTGCCTCTTGAGCGAAAGTAGTTGAGGCGGTTGCGTTTTCATACCAACGGTCTGCTGTTTGATAACCAGCAGAACTGCTTGAAGTACCGCGTTGCCAAATGTCCATACCGCCGTTGATGATGGCGTTTTTGCCCGCAAACCCCATATTAGGGAAGTTATGGTTTCCGTTAGCATCAACAGAGGCGATAACAGTTCCGACAGAGTTTTTCCACTCTTGCAAATCAGCGGTTTGAGAAGCCAATCCTTGAAGTGTAAATCCAACTGAAGTGGTGGCGGCGGGATAAACTACTGGGCTAGTTCCAAAACTGCCTTGAAGACCTTGAGTTCCTTGCGCGCCTTGAAGGCCTT